ACTGGTCAGAACTAACAACAATCTTTGTCTCAGCATCTGTGTCAGTTACAATAGTTGTTGTGCTTCCATTGTGCATTGGCATTCTTTCAAAGAAGTCCAAAGGCTCAACCCAGTGTACTTCTTTGTAGTCTACAGCACTTGTCTCAGATACATTGTAGAACAACTTATCAATAACCTTGACGTCAGTAGGATAAAGAAAGTGTGTCGGTCTTGCAGATTGTGACAAAGAGGTAATGTTGAATGTTGTCTTATGTTCAGGAATAAGTCTGGTAGCGATGATGTTGTAGAACGTATCCTTGACAACAGAGGCAACCTGCTGGGCTTCTGTAGTATCAGAGATGCTGTTTACATCCTCAGAGTCCATATCGTTCAGAATGCTCTGAACAATCTCAAGCAATGTCTTACGCATTATGAGGGAACTCCCATGACAGTAAGAGAAGCACCAGCAACGTCAAGAGTATAAGATGCATCACCTTTGACGAATACTTCAAGGTAGTCATTGGTAGAGAACGGACCAATGTCAGCAACAGTGGCATGACGCCAGTTACCAGAAACAGCAGTTACGATGATGTGACCGCCGTTAAGAACAGAACCATTCTTGTAGAACACAATCTCAAGATCACGGTTAGATCCAGAGCTGTTCTTGTAACTCAAGGTGAAATTTACACCTGCTACAGTATTTTCAGTGCCAGTGTAGATCAGACGAGCATTAGGAGAAGAAGAGGCAGACCAATCATTGTAAAGAGAAAGACTGAAGGTCGGGTTAAATGGTGTGAAGGAAGTAGTGACAGAATGTTGGTAAGCAGGAGTTACTGCATCAAAGGCAATATAACCATTGACATAGTTGTGGTTCTGCACCCAAGTTCCACTACCAGCACCATCAGCAACGTAAACTTCACCTGCGACTGCAGATGCTACACCCTTGGGTTCATGCAGGTACGGGTCTGTAAGGCTGCTATGGTTTACGTTAACCATTGTTATTAACTCCTAGGGATATATCCAATCGGGGCATACTGTCAGTATAGTATACAAACGGTTTGACAGGTTGTCAAGAGAAATTTTAGTGGGACGCCCCAATTAAGGGACGCCCCGTTAGTAAGAGCCTTAGATTGTCGGCTCGGTGATAACCGTAACGAGGTTCTCCGGACGGTACAGCTTGAGGCCGTAACGAGCAGTCGTCACGAACTCAGTGCGCTGGTAGTCCTTGTTGAACTCTGTGTCAACGGTCGGCATCTGACGCCATGCACCAACGAAGGGCAGGATTGTCGAGTCAGCCGAGAAGAACATGTTCGCCTTACCGTTGGTGACAGTAGTAGCACCAATGGTTTCCGAAGCAATGTCATCAATGTAGTTCGAAGTATAAACGTCGAAGCCATAGATGTTGGCAACAAACGACATACCAGTGGCGATACCGCTGTTGACAATGCCTTCCCAACGGGGGTTGTTCGACACCGAGGTCAGCTGCGAGAGGGTGTTCATCTCGTACTCAACCGAGGGGTCAACAATGGCAACGAGGTTACGCTGGGGAACCTTAGCGGTTTTCAGCGAGTGCAGAGCCTTGGCGAAGTCAGCCACGGCAATAGCGTTGGACGAACCCGAACCGATCATACGGTGAGCAGCACCGTTGATGGTGTTGGCGTTACCAGCAGTCTGACCCGATTGAAGGGCCATAATGTCGGTTTCCACACGCTCCATCAGAGCACGTTCCTGAAGCGGAACGAACTGCGAAAGAACTTGGTTCGCATAGAAGACATCCTGCTCCGCTTTACGGGTCAGGTAGTTACCAGCCTGCACATACTCGGTGATGCTGAATGTGAACTGTGCATCATCCAGAGCATCGTAGGTTACGGCAGCGTCTTCAGTGTAGTTGTTAATGGTGGCATCGCCAAGGGACGGGATTTTGAAGGTATCGCCATCCGGAAAGCTATCCAGCCAGTTAACGTATTTCATGCCCTGCAGTTCATCACGCAGGATTTCTTTAAGCTCAGCAGACCAAACTTCAGCACGTTTGAGCAGCGAGAGCGTCGATACTGTATTACCAGCCATTTTTCACTCCTAAAGGTTAATAAAACTTATCGCCTAGACGCTCAGCGTCAGCAATCATTTGTTGTTGGAACTTAGGCGAGAAGTAAAGTGTACGGTTTTCCTTACGAACTTTTTGATAGTAGTTGAAGTTACGTTCAGAATTACCGCCCATGTTAACGCCTTCAGTTCTGACGGACCCAGAGATAAGAGGGTTCATCTGCCGTTTCTTCTCACCAATCAAAGTGAAGAATGCATTCGGAGATTCGCCTGCAATTTCCTTCAGCCTATCCATTGTCATACCAAGCTCAGCGGCTTTTTGTTTGATGACAGCAGAAGCTTCAGTTCCGTAAGTCTTTGTCAGTTCCTCGTCTACGAAAGAAAGATTACCGTTTAGGGTTTGTTCTTTCTGTCTTTGACTCAGCGTTTGCTCAACAAGGCTTTTCAAGTCATCTTCACTGATCTGCCGAGTGGTGTTCTCTACGTCAGCTGCTCCTCTATTATTGGACAGGCGAGAGTTTTCTGTGGAGCTTTCAGTTGCCTTGCTCTTCGCCCGTGACAACACTTCTTGGTCGTAGTCCTTTTTTTGAAGCTCTTCTCGGATTTCCGCCAATTGTTTCTCAAGGGTTGAGATGTACGTATCGGCTTCGATTTTTCCTTTTGCGAGAACTTCTGGGTCACGCCAGTTGTCACCTTTGGTCGCTGCGAGTTGATCTACGAAAGAAGCTGTTTGGTTTCCATCTTCTCTGTTCAACTCTGTGTTCTGACCTTCGCCCTTGGTTTGGCTATCGTCAGTGAATACCATAGTTTATTCCTTATCCAGATTAATGATTTCAAGCACTGTGGTTAGTGCTCTGTTAAAACCATTCCTGTCAGCTTGTTTATAAGCCCAAGAAGGACTATCATAATCTGTAGCAGGAAGGCCATCTTTGAGCATAGGCTCTAAGATTTCTTTAAGTCTGTCAAGCGGCTCTCGTTGGGCCATAATACTTTGCTTGACAGCATCTTTTTCTTTCTTGTCTTTAGCTTTAGTAAACCAAACAGCTTTCATTAAAGACCTTTTTCCATTGCGATCTGCTGTTCTTCTTGCATGTTTACTTCTTCTTCGACAGCACGTTTCTGAGTATCGAACTGCTCTTTGACACCAATGTTCTCAGCAAAGAGTGCAGGCTCCCCAAGCTCTTCCGTAAGAAGTCTGGCGAACTCTTTACCAGAAAGGTGGACACCAACGCTAGGATCACCAGCTTTGATCTGATAGAGGGAAGTAAGGTTCTGTACACGCAAGGCTCTCTCTGCAAAGTGTCTAGCACCAATGGGTACGATCTTGCCGTTTGCTTTCAGGTCTTCTTTGGTGATATCAATAAAGTACTGTGTGTTCGTTGTGTCATTAAGAACACGAAGAACATCAACGTAGTTCATATTTCTACGGCCAGCCTCAAGCATTGCGTTGAGGATAGGTTCAAGGAATACTCTTTCGAAGTGTGCTGTCTTGTGCTGGAAGATACGGCTTGCAGAAGTCATAAGGGTCTGCACTTCAAAGGCTGTCTTCTCGCCTGCAGACCGGATACCCATAGCCTCTCTAGGCGCACCAGCAAGCATCTCCATCTTAGCTTCAAGCACTTGGATTTGCATGTCAGCATTAAGGGCAGTGACATCAGGAGACATATAGCCTACGTCACCCTCTTCACCAATGTAAATTCGTTCTCCGGGGGCGAAGTCAAAGTCCTCTACGTCACCCCTGATCTTAAGCATGGGGTAAGCAATCTGGTCGAATACGTCAGCCTTGAGGTTCTCCAAGTGGTCAATGCGGTACTGCATACCAACAAGGTTATCCAACGGACCCATCGAATACAGGTTGTCAGGACGGTCCCGCCAGCCAGCATGGAAGATAGAAGCCTTGCCAAGCCAAGACGGATTCTGCTCATTGAAGATGACATAGGCTCTGTCTACAACAGTAATGATACGGTTCTTGTGGAACAGACCTTTTTCTGCTTCGTAGATGTCACCATAGAACGTCAGGATTTCTACGTAGTTCGACTCGTAGTATTCTTTAATGTCACCAAAGCCATCAGCAATATAACCGTCTGCCTTGTAGTTGCTGGCATCAGAGGATGCAACAGCAGCCCTGTTTGACATCATACGTTCAAAGATAGCATTGTAATAGGAATTGTCACCCGACTCTTCAATCTTCCGCTTAAGCTCACCAAGAGACATAAGGCTTCTGACAATCTTTGGTGTTGACTCAAAGGAAGATGCAGTAGGGTTGAAGACAATATCAAACGGAGAAACTCTTACGAGCTTGGGGCCAACGTAGTTGACGACCTCTTCGCCATTCTCAAATGTAATCGAATCAGTAATGTAATCTACAGTAGCAAAGCAGTTGCCATACTGAATGTAGTCATTGATAAGTTTGCTTACAGTGTTCTCAAAGTCAGACTGACGGATTTTGTTATCCATGTAGGCTTGAATAACATTACGCTTGACTTTGGTAGCAGAGGTTTGGTCGTGCGCCTCAAACTTAAACCAACGTCTTTGCGGGAACAAAGCAGCAAAGTAGTTGGCATGAAGGTTGTCTGCAATCTGTGTAAGCTTAGGTGTTGTCGTAGAGTTAGTCCACGGCAGCTTAGCATTAGATGTAGTCTTGGTGTCAGTTGCATACAGGTAATTACGGAGTTCTTTCCACTCCTCAATCTTACCCTGTCTACGGTTATTCCAAGAAGTCCAACGATCCGAAATATCCACAGCAAGGCTATGGGGATCAAGGATTGTGCTGATGTCAATGGTTGTGCCAGCCATTAGAAGCTAACCCCTCCGAATCGTTTATTAAACTGTACTACGTTGTCTTTCTGTCTTCTGACGACACGGGATGGTTTTACAGCCATGTCAACAACAGAGGCTAGTGCGTCGATAACGTCATCATGGGGAGGATTACGCATTGACAACTCTTCTTCTAGGTAGTGAGTATTGCCGCCTCTGTAGTGCCAGATAGCTAGGTTGTCATACCTAGGTTCGAGGACAGCAGATATTCTTTCTTGCTTATTGCCTTGGCTTTTATTAGGTCTGAACTCGTCAATACTAATTGCTAGGCCATGTTCTTTAATTAGTTCTTTAAGCTGCTTGACGATTGCCATCTGGGCAACTGTCGTTTCTGCTCTCAGCTTTCTAAAGGACCACTTAGTTGAAAGGTCTAGGATGTGCTGAAAGTAATCAGAAATCCTGTCAGTCTTAAATCTATCAATATCCAAGACGTAGATACTATTGTCGGCATCAATGCCTATGACAACAATGGCTGTGTAGTCTGCCTTCTTGTTCAAGCTAAATGCAAAGTCAACTGCAGCGTATACGTTTAGTTTATTATCCTTAAAGAACCACTGACCATTGTCTAGTTTGACAAACTTTCTGTCGTAGTACTGGAACTTGTCTCTTGTGACTGGTACGTTATCTGGGTCTGACGGATCGTTGTAGTACTGTGCTCTGAACTGTCCCTTATCAAGATACTGGCCTCTCTTCTTAGCCAAAATCTTTATGTCAAAGCCAAACCACTTACCGTCTTTTCTCTGTGCTCTAGGCCAGAGGAACTCACCTGTGCCATCACCTAGGTCTTCAACAGGCTTCTCAAAAATCTCGTAGATATTCTCTTCACCAGTCTTATTACCCTGTGCATCGTACAAGTCTTCTGTCATTTGCAACAGATCATTGTACAAGTCAGCCGGATGATACCTAGTGCCTACGATCCATTCCCTTGCGTCAGCACCTTCGATTGAAGACAGAAGGGAGTATTGACTCTTAACCTTCTGCCTGCCCTCTCCTGTGTATGCGTTCTCGTATACGACAACATCGTCAAGAACTGCAATGTCACAGTGCATCCCCGTCAGAGAGGTGGTCAGACCCCCTGTGAAGACTGAGGGGTCACGAACATTCTCTCTCTTTCGCAAAGGATGATCTAGGGCTATCTCTGAGTTAGTCCACCTAGAACGTTTGCCTT